TCAAACGGACCAGATAATATTTCCTTTGCTTTTGGATTCTTTTTGAGTTCCTGTTCTACTGGATCTGGCATTCCACCTAGTTTGTCTAATGGAAGACCATCTTCTTTAGATTTCTTTTTCTTTGACTGCATGATAGTACCAGCAGCACCAATACCTACCATTAGTTTTGGTAAAAGTTTACTACCACCTTTTATTGCAAGTGAAGCAACACTTTCTTGGAATTGATTGAAGGTTTTCATGCTACTTCCATTTTTGGTTTTGCTTGTACTTTTTTAAATAATCTTTTGATATATCTAAAATTACCTTTACCATCAGTAGTTCCCTGATTCATGGTTTTATATGGTGATAAACCTTTTATAGAATTAGAAGCTTCTACTGCTTCATCTAAGAAATGTTTGAATGTCTTCATGCGTAATGCATACTCCTATCATCCTTCTTATCTTTTAATTTAGATCCTCTCTGGCGTTTTTCACCAGTTTCTCCATAACCATCTGGATGTTTACCTGCTTTTGCTTTTCCTATATCATCAGGTTTTCTTCCACTCTTATCAGTGTAATGCAATTTAGCACTCTTACCTGCTTTTTTAGTAATAATAGACTCCTGACCATACTTATTACCAAATTTTCTCATAGTCTTGCCAAACTTTCGTTTTGACATTCCTTCTGGTCTTGTTGTATGGTAAGAAACTTCACGAGCATCAGAACCATCATCATACTTATACTTACCAGTTGATTTTTTAAATCCAATACCTTTTCTTTTTAAATCACCTTCAAGTTTTTTTCTTTTTTTACGATTTTCACTCTCATCATCTCCACGATCTGGAGATATATGTCCAGTATCATGGGTTTCTGATTTACTAAGTGATCTTGATAGACCACCCTCACATAATATTAAAAATTCTTGGAAAGTTCTCATTACGCTAAGGCAATTGCTCTAAAGTCTTTTAATCTAACAGGAACACATTCGTTCGTGGATGCCATTACTATCTTGATAGTAAATCCACTAAATTGCTCCAAATCATTTATAGTGAATTGATATTCTGAGAAATCATTCAAACCATTTGGTTTAACATAAGCATCTGGTCTACCATCATTTAAATTAACATCAATAATTTCATCACCATAACCATCACCATCAGTATCAACTAGATTCTTATATCCAGGGAATGCTCTATATCCTTGATTAACTTCAGATGAATCTGCAGTAAACAATCTATAGTATACTCTGAAATCTGCCTCTGGTTGACGATTAGCACCAACTAAAACCTTTATTGAAGTTGCAGGTTGTTTAAGATTAACTCTATTAGAAACAAAAATTGATCCATGAGCATCCTCATTTAATGTTGTAGTTTCAAAGTTAGAAGAATAATTATCCTGACCAACTGGGTTATTAATCTTATTTCTACCTAATACAAAGGTTGCATTTTTAATATCCAATACAGGAGATAAGTTCTTGTCAGTTGTAGTCATATCAACTTTCAAAGTCAAAGATTTTTTCTTAGGTAAAGTTGTCAATCTTTCAGATTCATTAACTTTAGAAGCAACCATTCTTGGTGTTGGGAAGAATGTTGTTTCATTAAGAATAGTAGGTTCAAATCCTTGATCTATAAATGATACCTCATTACCATTTGCACTCGTTCCACTTATTGTTCTTACAGAAGCACTTGCACGAGTTCCTTTTCCTGGTGTTATAATATTGAATTGTGGTGATAATGTACTAAACTGATGATTTTGAGAAACATCTACAGTTAATCCACCAATTGATCTTTGATCAGTGAAACATAACATATTTTTACCACTAACTCTATCACTAGTTCCTCTATCAATTTCTAAGTAGTAGTTGTCTATGTTAGAAGATGATTTTAGAGTTGTATTTGTGGGTAGATTAAATGTAGTATTAATACCTGCTAATGGGAATCCGTTAATTTCATATGGTTGAATTTTTGTATCTTCTGGATGCTCAACTGCAGAAGAACCTTCAACTCCCCTAGTAATGTTAAGTTGACCTTCTCCAATAACATAATTAACAATCTCAGAACCTAATAACGCTTCTCCTCTATCAGTAGTAACTCCAGCAAATCTAGCAAATGATGATGTACTTGCAACTGATACAAGTGTTGCATCTTTTGCCAAATCAGATTTAGTTACTGTAGAAATTGTATCAGGATCTATACCTTTAATGCTAACTAGATTATTTGCACCATGATGTGCGTGATTGGGTTGAACCACTTCTATAACATTACCAGCATTGATATCACTTGTAGGAACAGAATCTGCTGCTACAGTTATAGCAGTTCCACCACCATCTACAAGAGCAGTTCTAGTGTCATTATTTGCACCATAATGAATTAATGCTTCATTAGTGATGAAATTCTCACCTTGAACATCTGTTAGGTATAAAGTATCTGGTGTTGCTGCTATAGAAGCAATTGTGAATTTAGCACCAGCACCACTTGTATACTTACTATCTGTCTCATCAATAGTAAGAACATCACCAAGACAATATCCAGAACCTGCTTGAGAAGAAGAAGCATCAATACCTGTAATTACACCATTAGTAAGTGTTAATGTTGCAGTAGTACCGCTACCATTACCAATTAATGTCTTTAATTTAACTCCATTTAAATTACTAAATGCATATCCAGAACCACCAGAAACAAGAGTAATTGCACTGACTCCAGGATTGAGTGGTGCTGCAACTTTCTCTACTATACCAGTAATACTATCATCTTCTCTATCTCCAACACCACCACTACTAATCTTTCTTCCAACAGCAACATTTGCTGCAATAGCACTACCACTTAATCCAAGTTTTAATTTTCTAGGAAGTGTTCTAACAGGATTATCTGATAATATCTGAGTATTTTCATTACCTGCTTCAACTGGAGTGTTGTAAAATGTAACTGTACCAGAAGGAACAAATTCTGCTTTGTAAAGAGTAAATGTTAAATCTTGATATTGACTTGGAGTCCAAATACTTCCATTTTGAGATTTAAATAGACTACCACCAATATATTGCTTACCAACAACAACACTTTCTACATCGGGTAGATTTTCAGTCTTAACAGTAGTTTGCCCCATTGTTGCACACCACATTGTATATAAATCAGATCCAGGTGATAAGAATACTAAAGCATATTCTTTACCTGCCTCCAAATAAATTGGAGATGGGAATTTAATTCTAGTAGGAATAGAAGCATCCTCTGAAGTTTGTATATCATTTGGATTAATTGCTACTTGAGCATAATCTTGTACAAGCCAAGTTGTTGGTGTGCCTAATTCTACAGTTCTAAGTTCTACAAATACTTTAGCGTTTGGATCTTTTGTTGCAAAGTAAACATCAAATGAAGTTAAGAATGCACCAGACTCATCAACAGTAAATGATTGTGCTAAAGGATCTCTATATGGTGCTTCTATTCTTCGTGTTGAAGAATCTTCATTTACACTAACCGAAGTTGTGATTGCATTTGGTTTTTGTGTAGGTGCTGGTGGATTTCTAACACCAACAGTATTTGATACTTGAGTTAGAATAGTTCCAGTAGCATGATAGCTTGCAGAAGCATCACTAGCTAATGCAGTGCTTCCAGGAAGTACTGTTGTTCCTACGGAAGCAGCAGTTAATTTAAATGTCTTTGTTCCAGTTCTAAACAATGTTGATGGTCTTGGTACTGTATTTGCATTTCTGAAATGCATTGCACCTAAACAATCTCCCCAATTATCAGAGAATAATCCAGCGTTTGTGATTGTAGCTGTTGCACCACTAGTGTTACCTATTAGATGGAATCCTTCTTCCATCCATCCATATAAGTGGGTTCTATTAGCAAGTTCATTTACATCACAATTAAACAATTTAGATGTTGCTGAATATGAATCAGATGGTGCTGGTCTTGAACTATCGAATATATCAACTTGATAAGTTTCAGTCGTTCCACCAACAACACTTATACTACTTGAAGTTACAGATTGCTGAACTGTAGTCAATATTGATCCATCACCATCAGGTATAGGAAAACTACTACCAACTCCTCCAGATAATGTTTGTAGTCCTGTAGATGGATCGGTCTCCATAGGAACAACAATAGGAAGTCTAATAACACTAGTATTACCAAATTTGTGATTTGGTGGCATTGCCATAACTCTACCTATCGGTAAACCAAGGGCATTGTGTATCCAAACCTCTTCATAATTCTGAAAAGCACCAGAATTCATCTGAATTTCAACAACTTTAGGTGTTATGTCAGGAGCTTGACTATCAAGATATGCATAATGCTTTGTACTTGGTTTCAATCCATTTGCACTGAATGCAACATCCCTAGTACGCATAAATGGATCAGTTTGTCCACTTATTTTAATACTCTCAACATAATCAAACTCTCTACCTGAATTTTCTAATGTATTAGTGAATGAAGTTTCTACAGTTCTTGTTGTAGTTGTAGTTCTAGTTGTAGTAATGTCTCTATGATTTCCTATCCAATCTCTACTATCATCAGGTTCAACTTCAGTTTCAGTTACTGTTACATCAGTATTTGACTCAGTATTATCAGAAACAACATTTTGATGTTCAGCCCAAGTTGCACCTGTAGACTCTACTCTATGTGTTCCCTCAACATAGATTGTTCTAGTCCAATTATCAGATGGTGGATCAAGAGTAATGCCACCAACATATACTATAACTTCAAATGGGTTAATATTTTCAACTTGAGATGCTTGTGGTTGATCAATCCATTTAACTTCATTAAAGTCTAGTGTTAATATATCTCCAGTTTTTCTACAATTAGGATCTAAAAGTTTTAGGTTAGATGAAATATCTACAATATTCTGATCCACAGAAGGATCAAACGCTAATTGAGCAGGAAGTGACCAGAAATCAACAGCACTAATTAATTCCTTATTAACAACATCAACTTCACATCTAGATCCTTGCTCACGATTGAAGTTAATAAAATCTCTATTTTTAAAATCATTTACAACAAATCCAGTCTTAAATCTATCTAATCCATCAGCATCAGTAACTGATAGTGATTTAGTATCCAATTCAAGAGCAGTAAGAGAAGTCATTACCTCTAAATTAGTAACTCTCTTCTCAATTTTACCAATATCTCTCATGGTAAATCTTCTATTATCATATAACTTGATCTTAGGACCAGTTATTGGATCATAAAGATATGGTGGAAGTGTAATTTGAGCAACTTCCATAGAATCACCAACCTCAGTAGGTGGTGCTGGATTTTCAGCAGAAACTCCTTTAATAAGTTTAACTTGTTCAAACTTATTAATTACTAGTTTATCAATCCTTGGTAGATAATAAGTATATCCAACAATTGATGCTTCATCTGGAGCAACAACATATCTGGTTGTTGTTTCAAAACTTCTTGACGAAAACGCAAATGGAGATGCACTAGTTGTTGGGTCAAATTCATTAACTCTTGGTCTGAAATCAAGAATATCAGTAGTTCTAGTTCTTCCTATACTTGGCACATCATGAGTGTACCTATCTTTATTATATGAATTTGCAGTGAATAAATCACCATTATTTCCACTTTGAACTTTATACTTATCAAATATAACAAGCAATCTCTTAGAAGGAGAACCTGCATTTGCCTTTCTAACTATCTTAGAATAATCAGAATACTGTTTCTTATGTCCCTTATCTAATCTATAATTAGATGTTCTATTCACATAGTTTCCAGGAACTACTTTTTGAATATTTGCCTCTATATTAGACTCTTTAAAGTTAACTGTCTCATCAGGAGCAAATGTATTTCCATTAAGATATACAAAATCAATTTCATTAGTAGAAGGTCTATTTACAATTTGACCTATTGCTCTACTCTTCTGACCAATAACTTTTTCTCCTATAATTGAGTTTGTATTTAATGCTAACCCTTCTACAAATGTTATTCTATCTAAACTTGCAATATGTTGATCCTTAGATTCATATACTGCAAGAATCTTTACTACATCAGGAACATTTAGTGATATTTCTTTATCTTCAACTCTTAGACCATAGAACTTACTTTGAGTTAATTGTGCATTAGTTGATACACCTACAGTTCTTGTTACTTCTACTTGATTACTTCTAACATAATCTTTAGATTTACTTGTAAGACCTATTTTTCTTAATGTAGTATTAATAGTTACATTTGCACTATTCCTAGAAAGACCTGTAAATACTAAATCGTTTCCATCATTAGTAATAGTAACTTTATCAGAACTTAGTTTTTCTGGTGCTCCATCAACATCATAAATGACAGAATATCTTTCTTGATCAAATGTTTCAAAGAAAGCACTTGTAATACCAATTGCATCACCATCTCCAGATCCATCTAAAGCATCTTGAGTTGTTAATGTAACAGTACCACTAGCAGAAGTTGCCTTTCCTGTTATCTGACGAGATATTGAAAGAGTTGAATTTGATAAATCAACTGTAGAAACATTCCTCTTTGGTAATTTAGCATATAATCCAGAATTATTGAAATTAAGAATTCTAGGCGACTTAATACGGAATATTCCAGAAGTTGTTACACCAGAACAAATTTCACCCTCATTAACACCAGTCGCAATACCTACTGGTTTAAGTGCTAATGAACTACCATCAGCAGATATTGAATCTATTCTATTAAATGTTTCAAATTTTGGTGTTTCAGTTTCTGTTGTATATCCAACAATAGTATCAGTTTTTACTCCAACTTGACCAGCAAATCTTCTTTTTGGTGATGTTGCAGATCCATTATCTCCAGTAGTGTCTCCAACAATTACTAATTTATCAAAAGCAGAGAAATTTGGTAAAACCCTATCATATAAAACAGCATCAGCAGCAAATGGAGTTAATAATTTATTACTTGAAAGTGTCTTTGCATCTTGATATACAGATTTAATATCATCTGTAGTATAACTAGTAACTTTAATTACTGAAGAATTTGATGCTATATCTTGCTCATTGAATTTTAATTGTTCTCCCTGAATAAAGGTTCCAGATGTTTGGGATAAAACTAATTCATTTGCGTTTGTTCCAGCAACATAACCAGTAGCTCCACTACTCAAACCTCTAATATATGTTGATACTGGTGCAATATCAGTAATTGTACCTGGATTAGTTATTTCAAGATAGGTGTATGTTTGTATATCATATAGGTATAGATCCCATACAGTTGCTTGGAACTCAAGAAATCCACCAGATGCAACCCCATCAGTAACACCATACCAATAAACACGAGCCTCACCAACTTTTGCTCCATGAGTATCAGTAGATTGACTTTGTGCTTCTACTGATCTTATTCTTCTACTATAAAGACCGATAGTATTAGCACCACCACTTTCGGATGATCCAATATTAATATATGGAGATCCATGAGCATTATTAACTCTTAACAAACTACCCATTCTAAATGGAATAGGTGATGACTTAATACTCTTTGTATCTCTTGGTTTGTCTATATCTAAAACAGTTGTTCCTGGTAGATTTACATCAAACCCTCTAACATATGCAGTTCCTGGTGACAGTTTAACGCACATTGTATCTTCTGAAGGATCATTACCTTCATCAGTTTTTTGTCCTTCTACATATAATCCATCAGAACCAATCTCATCATTCAATGAATTTTGAATATTTACTCTGAATGGATTTACTGCGTAGTTACCAGATTCATCATATGTTCTTTTAGCAAAATATTTTTTAATCTCTGAATATACAGACTTATCCTCTAATTTCTTTATTTCACCATTTCTTACTCTTAATAATTCTACAAAATTAGTATCATTATAATCTAATAATGCTTTTTTAGTTAACTTAACTGATATTCTAAATCTATCTGCACCAGGTGCGGCAAAATTAGTAAATCCTTTAGCATTATCATTAAGTGATTGATCGTCATTAGCATTAATAACTTGCTCTAATACTTCAAATCCAACTCTATATGATGGTTTATTGTTATATGGTTCTAAAACAACAAGAGATTTATTTACATCTACAAATGTACCTCTTATAAAATATACACCTTTATCAACACCAGCAGCAGATCCAATAGCAGTAGCATCTTCAGATACTAGTGTTAAAACAGATTCTCCTGCATTTAATGTAGTATTACCATATGTAATATTCTCTTCAAGTGTTAATATCTCTTCATTTGGAAATGGTGTACTTTCTTTACTATCTCCAGATGATTTGTATTTAACAAAAAGAGTGATATCATCAACACCTTCAGATGGTGGTAAGATATAATTTTTAATAGTTCCTACTATTTGAGAATTTTGTCCACGGACTAAAGTTCCCTTACCATCATTATTATTAATTATTGCATCAAGATATACAGTAATATCAATACCTAAATGATCTGGATTTACTTTTATTGCAAAATATGTACTATCATAAGTTACTCCACCAGGAATAACCATTGATCCTTCTTTAAAAATATGACTTCCGAACGATTCTAATTGGTTTTGCAATATTGATTGCAAACCTGTTAATTCTCTTGCTTGAACTGGATATCCAGGTTTAAACAGAACCTTATAAAAGTTATCTGCCTTATCAAAATCATCATAATAAGGACTTATATTTAAGTTAGTCTTTTGTGGCATTTTTCTTTAGAATTCCAGGATGATTTTAACGTCTTCTTTTTGTCGAGTATTTCGAGCAATCGAAGGTCTATTGTCAAGATAAACAATTTCCCCCGATCCTTTATTTATCTCAGGTTTAGATAACCCTTCATTGAAGGTAGTTTCTAAATTAATTAATTTTGTTCCAGAGGGATTTGTACTAATTCCACTAAATCCCGTATCAATAGTTCCTGAGAAAGTAGAACTAGTTCCTTTAACAGCATTAGCACTAGATTCAAATGGATATATTTGACCTGATGTAGAGATACCAGCATAATCAGTTTGATCATTGGTTGTTGTATAATTTAGAGATCTATCTCTAAAATACTTCATAACTTGAGTTTCTTTATCATATGAAGCAACATAAGCACTTGCTTTCTGTGCATCACCATTACTATCAGTAACATTTTGTGTTATTTCCTCACCTATAGTTGGTGTACCTGCAACAGTTTTAAACTTAAAGGCATTCAAAGATGAAAAAGTAGTTCCTGTAAAGGTATTGGAAGTTCCAACCTGAGTTGGATTTTTTACAATACCTACTTGAGCAAACTTAGTATCTGTTGGGAAATCTTTTGTAGAATCATCAAATCTTGCATATATCAGAACCTTATCAGTACCAAGTTCTGTGTAAATGTCATGTCCATGACCAAGAGATGGTGGGATGATAGGAACAAGTTTTGCTCTTTGATTTGATGGGTGCTGAGTGTCTTGTAAAGCACCTAGATCTACAAGAGCATAACTGTAATCTTTACCACCAGAACTTACAGTAACATCTTTAATTACACCAGATACAATATCAACTCTTGCTTTTCCACCAACTCCATCACCAACTATTTTAACTTCTTGACCTAATCCATCAGCATATTTACCACCTGCATTATCAATATAAACATGCTTAATTTGATTATTATTTACTGTAGAATCCCCATTCTCTCTTATATTTCTAATTTGAGAGTCTGTGCTAGTTGCCCAACTATTAGGAACTGTGATATATTCTGTTGAATCAAATTTAAGTATGTCTGCTGGAGAAACAGTATACAAATATTTCCAAACATAACCATCACCACTAGTACCAGCTCTAGAAGGTTCCAAATCAGTAAATGTTGGTTCGTCTTGAGAAATATTACCTTTTACATTTTCCCCAGTTGAACCATTAGATATACAAAGATAAACTTTGAAATCTGAATTCATTACATAATAATTTGCACCATATAATCGACTAGACTCTTTTATAGGACTTGGATTACTTACGCTGTAATCATCCCTATAAATTTCATATCTATTACCAGCAGTCCAGTCAACTCTTCTAATAATTCTCCTAATGTTTGCAGAAGAAATCTTCTTACCATACATCATAGTATCACCAACATGAGCATGACGAGAAAAATTATCGACAGGATCGGGTGTATTTGTATTCCAATTAGAATCTCTTCCAAAACCAACCGTGGTTGGATTTGGCAATCCTATAAAAACATAGTATGAATTGTTATCAGATTCTACTGATTCTACAAAGTTATTCGCATTAAGAATTCTAAACTGATCAGTAACAATTGCAGACATTTTTATTAACTAAGACTTTTTTTCTTTATTTATAGTCATTTTTATTGATTAACTTATTTGAATTCTAATAGCACCAGTATTCCTTAAACCTTTCAGTGAAGATCTAGCATAGCTTCTTCTTTGAATTGTTGGGAATGTGCTTAATCCAGAGTCAACAGTTAATCCAGTAACACCTATAGAGATTGGTGATTCTGCTCTAGTAGCGTTATATAACCTACCCCATGATATTTTTCCGTAAGTGGTTGTTAAACCAATATTGGTTGGTTCATCTATATTAACTCCACCTGCGTCATGGAACCCAGTAGCAGCTAATCCAGTAATAACATCATTTGTATTCTTGATGTTACAAACAATTTCACCATTTTCACCAGAGGTATGTGCAATTTCAGAAACCTTATAGATGTTATCCATAAATCCTGATCCAATTGCAATGATTTCATTATCATTCTTATCAACAGATGTAGTTGGATCTCCACCTATACCAGCAGTAAATCTGTTATTGGTTGGTTGAATTGATCCATCATTAAATGGTAAGTATTCCGCAGTAGTTTGTGCTCCACCAACAGTGAATGGTGTGTTTGAAATATACACATAATGACCTGCTTTTAAGTCAGTTGTTGGTTTGTCTGCACGGAAAGCAAATCTTAGTGCCAATGGATGACCATTTGTTCCTGCTGATGTAGAAATACCAGTGATAATACCTGCAAATCCTTGTACATTCTTTATTTCCAATATCTTTTCAGATCCATAATATGCTTGAGGTATTACAACTTGTGGTGGATTGGAATGAGTATAACCTAAACCAATATTTGTTATGTTATATCCAGTAATTTGTCCACCTGTTACCGTAGCACTTGCTTCTGCAAAAGTTGAAATTCCAGTAACTGCATACTTATTTCTTTCAGTGGTTCCAATACCAACTCCAACTGGAGCAGCAATTGATAATGTAATAGCAGCACCAACATATCCACTACCAGGTTCATTGATTACTAATGATTCAATATCACCCTTATTACTTACTATTGCAGTAATTGCAGCACCTACAAAATTAGCAGGTGGTAGTAATAATGCGTCAACAGATTCAATAGAAACTCCATATCTATCTTCTACCTTAAGATGTAATGGTGCTTCTTCATAGAAAAATGCTTCTGCATCATCTACAAAGATTCCATCAGTTTCTTCAACTGTAATTCCTGTAGTAGATCCAATACTTGCAATAATCTTAGCAGTTGGATAAATTTGTGGTTCTAATTGCTCTCTTGCTTTTGAGATTAAATCTCCCTTAATCCAAACATCACTCTTTTGCTTAGTCCAATCTAATGGTTTAGCATAGAATTCTGTTATTCCAACACCAGTGTATATTGTTGTTTCAACTAAATCAGATCCTAATATTGCTTTAACTGGTCTTGTAGTTTCCTGAGTCTCTGTAAATGGTTGTACATTTGGATCTAAGAAATCTGGATGCTTAATAATTTGGATGTCATCTCCAATTTTTATTGTTTCATTTACATCAACTATTTCAATATCAACACCCTCTTCTCCCTTGTAGAAGAATACATCTACTTTATCACTTGCCATTGGTGCTTCAGTGAATGTAAATGTGGTTCCACCTTCAAATTGATATGAAACATTAGGTGTTTGTAGAACTCCATTCACAAATATCAATAATACTGCATTTAAATCTATTTGATCTGATAATGCAGATTCTTCATCAACCTCAAATGATAATAATTGACCATTGAAGAATAATGGGAATCTTCTTCTAGATCCAGTTTGCATAAGTGCAATACTATCAATAAAGTCTAATTCACCAAATTGCCAAGATGAATAGTAATCATTAAATGTTTCTACAACTTCAAGTTCAAACTCTTGAATTGGTCTCTGTAATCTCTTATCAACAACTAATCCTTGAGGTTTAAACTTATCACCAATCTTAAATGAATGACCAGATCTTGCGATTTGGAATTCAGAGATCTCAAACATACTTCTAGCAGCACCAACATTGGTTCTAGCAGCACCAACCGCTACATTCATAAGAAGATTGTTACCAGTATCTGTAGTCCCACCTATACCCAACCTAGAAATACCAACAACAGGCATATTCTCATAAACTGGATCTGGAATATCAAGTTCTGGATTAACATACTTTCCACCACCATTCTTAACAACTAATGATAATGCTCCACCTGTTCCTGCAGGTGATTTTCCTACCATTACTCTAAAGGTATCTGCAGTTGCTTTTCCTACAGGTACTTGATTAGCAAAAATAGGGTCAGTTGTTCTTGGATATGCGTGTAATGATTGATGTTGATCTTGCTCACAAGTAAACACTATTGAATTTGCAGCAATTGTAATATACTCATTTGATTTTTGAATACATCCATTTATTGCAGGTTGAACGAAAGTATGATCATATTTCTCATATGATGGATTTGGGTTTACATTAACTCTAAATGTATTAATCGTAGCATTTGTAATAAACAACCATCTTCCACTAGCATAATCAGTAGGTCTTGGATAATGATGCTTAGTTACATTACCATCTTTAGTGCAAGTAAATGTTAATGAATTATCTTCAATGAGAATCTTATCATTAACAGCAAATCCATGACCATTTTTAGTAACAGTTAGAACACCAGTTGTTTGATTATAAGCAACATTTGAAGGTGTAATTGTACTTGCACCACCAACACCGTGACTAGATTTTACTATTATCAATTCACCTGTTGATGGATCATACTTAGCATTAGTTGGTGTTAAAACTCCACCAGAACCTATAGTAACGCTACCTGCACTAGAACTTACAAACTTATGTTTATTTGTAGCAACTTTAGCTTCAACTACAGCTTCTCTACCACCTCCACCACCAGTACCAACATTAACAGTAAAGCTATTATTAGCGATTCTTTCAATACCCAATGTTACACCTGATGCTGGATCAGTTGTTCTTGGATATGGATGATTACTTCTATGATTATCTCTATCACAAGTAAATATCAATGATTCATCTAAAATCGTAACTGTATTAGATGCCTTTAAAATGCCCCCTGTCACCACTGAATCGAACTGATGGGTATAATTGCCACCTGTGGTTATACAATTGGGTACAGCACTGACAAATGTGTGACGAGTGGTGTTTGTAGAAGGTTGTACTGATAGTACTTGTACAGTAATAGTAGTATCTGTTACAGATTCAATCTTTATCGCAGTATCGTTGTATGGATCTGAAGATCTTGGGTAAGTTTTGGTTGATGTATTATTATCAACATCACAAGTAAATCCTAAAGAATTAGTTGCAATCTTGATACTTGTGTTTGGTGTTAAACTATGAGATCCAATATGCATCTCCATCAAACCAGTTACTGGATCATAATCCACATCAGTTGGTGTGAATGAAACGGTAGGTGATGTTCCTACATCAAGTTTAAAGGTGTTTGTAGTCTTATTTGTAACATTAACCCACTTACCACTAATTGGGTCTGAAGGACGAGGATATGTATGAGTAGATCCATAATTATCCATTTCACACTTAAGTGATATAGAATGATCCTTAATCTTAACTAAATCACCATTAACAAATGGATGACCAGCCATTGTAACTGTTATCTTACCAGTAGATGCACTATAAGCAACACTATCTGCTGTATGTTCTGTTGCTGCTTGTAAATTATGTGTTCCAACAGTTAATACCAATTCACCGCTTTCTGAATGATAATCAACAGTTGATGGTGTGTATTGTGTTCCTGTATTTGCAGTAACTGCATTATTAGCAGAACTTACAAACTTATGTTCATAAAGTATATCAGTAACTCCAATAGCAACTGGTTCACGATAACCAGATCCCATAGTTAAATCATTCCAGAATTCATAAGCAAATCCACCACCGTGGTAGATATGTGGAATAGTTGACATTCCAACTTTTACTTCAAAACTTCTTTCAGATACAATACCAACTAATTGTAAAGGTTTTTCTTTATCCTTTGCATCTGGTCTTTCATCTTGGAATAATGAAGTTGTAACTCCAACATAATTTAAAGAACGAATACAATTAGGAACTGCCTCAACAAAGGTATGAGTATCAGTATTAGTTGGTGATATTCCTAATAGTGCATTAACAGTAAATGTATCAGCATCTACAACAGTGACAGTTAGATACTTATCATGGGCAGGATCAGTGGATCTAGGATAAGATCCATTTCCACCACTACCATAAGTACAACTAAATGTTAATCCTTCCTTATCAATCTTAATTGAATCGCCAGTTGTAAGTTTATGATCAACAATCTTAATTGTTAGAAGTCCTGTTGCAGGATTGTATGCTGTACCAGTGGTAGGTGTTCCTACAGCATAGGTTGGACACTTAAATTCCAATCCTTTCAATTTAACTGTATTAGGAGATCCTAAACCGAATCCATGTACTTTATTGGTAGTAACTGTAATAATACCAGTTGTATTATCATATGCAGCAGTTTGAATACCAAGATTGTACCTAGCAGATGTTCCTACACCAACAACATTAGTAATAGAACCAGCAGCAAATAAATTAGTATTATTCTCTATATCTAATCTAACTTTTGCACCAACTAAAGGAGCATATCCAAGTCCAGGTGTTGAACCCATAGAAACTATCAAACCACCTCTTGGAAGTTGGTTTTGATTAATATCAAACTCAGATTGCATCATTTGACCATTCTCTGAGCTAATACCAGTGAATACTACACTTGATACACCAACATTAGTATCCTGTTCAAATTCGTAGTTATTTCCAGCATTATTAACTGTTAATGGTGTCTGGAACACTCCATTAATGAATAATACTCCATTACCAAGACCAACTCCAGTTATGGTGTTAGCACCACCAACTGTCATAGTATAAGTTCTTCCTATTCCAGTGAAATTATCTGAAATATCATCAAATACCATATTAGTGGTATAATTTTGTCTTAAGAAGGTTCTTCCACTAAATTCTGCTCTCACATAAGGAAGATTGGTTATATTTCTTCTTTCTCTAGTATTTCCTTTTGGTGGATCTAAGAACCAAGCAGTACTATCAACAATATTAAACGATCCTCTATGAACTCTAGCCTCTGATCCGTCTGCGTGTTCTGTTGCTCCAATACCTAAAGATCCTCTTCTTACTCTAACAACAGGTAAAGTACATATTCCAGCAGCAATATCATCAGCTTTATTGATAGTTCCTTGAGGAAGACTTGAGAATCCTATCTGCTCAACCTTCATATATTCTGGACCAACCTTCAATACATCTCTAGGTTGAATAGAACTTATTCCACTGAGAACAAATTGAGGTGTTCCAGAAGTTATAAGTCCAACAAGATTGTGCTCAATTGCGGTATATGTGATTGGTTGTTGAATAATACCATCTAAACCAATAACAGTCTTAGATAACTTCTTAGTCATCTCAAACTTATGAGCATTACCTTCACCAACACCAGTCAATTTAACTGGAAGACCTGAAGTGATATACTCTTTTTGAGTATAAAGTTCTATAGTATTAGAATCAATAGCTTTCACATATACTGTGGAAGGTAGTATATCAGTAACAACACCCACATTATTAGCAGTTGATCCAATTGAAACTCCAGTAGAACCTACACCAACGAAAGTAGATCCAGCAATATAAGTAATCTCTTCATTATTATTGAAGAAGTGATTAGGGATATTAAATCCAGTTTGATCTAATGTTAGATCTGCAGGGTTGAATACCTTACTATAAATTGGAGTTCCTTCGTGTGTAAGTTCAAAATTAACTTTATTTGCTCTAGTTCCATTTACACCATCATAAGAATCTAAGAATATACTTTTTTCTAATGGTCCATATTTTAATGAAGAAGGTTCATTTGCAAAATCATTCTCAGTATTAAGAACTTCATTATATGCCTGAACTTCAATTAAAGTAGTTTGAGAGGTATCTGGATAGAAATTAAGCTCATTATAGATTCCATTATCAACAGTTCCAAATGTACCTAAACCACTAGTAGTAGCACCTGTAAATGGATACTGAATAGTTGTTGTATTATCACCATCCTGAATAGAAACAATCTGGTGCATAGCAGAACCACCAGTTTCATTAGATACTCTTACATAAGATTTAACTGAAGAATCAATATCTTTTTGAGTTCTGGTAACTAGTATTGGAGTAGAAGTTCCAGTATGATATGTTGATTCTAATCTACCACTTCTTTCTGCACCTACAGGTTGTCCAGGAACTGCGAATCTATAAGTTCCAATTCCTGCAGTTGTAGTACCTAGTCCAACAATATTTGAACTGACATTAATTACTTGCTTAGTCTGGTTTTCACATTCAAGATAAATTGTTCCAGAATCAAGTCTAGCAGTTAAAACTCCAACTTGAGATGAACTATAACTTATGTTTAAAGTATCAATGTAAGATTCTGTATAATAAAGATTACTTCCATCAAAATCAACAATAATTTCACCATAATTTAAATCTTTAGTAATATCATCCTGTAAAACAACTGTTGCAAATAACCCATTAAAATCAGTATGATCAAATTGTGCTAAGATTGTAGTTGTAAATCCAGAAACAACATTATTACTATCAGTATCTGCGATTGCAACTTTAACATTAGATGCCTTAAAATCAATAGATCCTATAGTATCAATTCCATCAACAACTGCATTAGTAGTAAAATCTGTTTTATAGATCTTAATATCATGATCTCTGTTATATCTTTCGACTGGATTAAAGTTTAAAGTCTTTCTTTGGAATGTATCAGAAACTGCTTCAAAATCACCTAACTTCTCATATGTCCAATCAGAACTCTTTTCTACCAAGAAAGCATCATTAGTTGTAGTTAAAACAACCAAATCAGACAATTGAGCATCATTAGTATCTGCATCTACAACTTGGATGAGATATCTTGCAAAATTGGTATCTATTTCTTCAATTTCTGTAAATAAGTCTTGTAATCCCTTACTTGAGAACTTATTACTAATATTATCATGAAGAAGAACTCTATTTGTTTTGCATTTTGTATAATCTGTTAACTTTAGATTTTCAAAAGTAACAAATTTAGATTTATTACCTCTAGTATCATAATCTTTAGCAAGATCAAAATTGTTAATAGTATCTACTCTTCTTTCTCCCATAACATCAACAACAATTGATGGTACTGAAGAAACACTGGTTCCTACACCAACATTACCAACAACAGTTTCTATTGATGTGTCTGCAAAGTTCTTTAATCCAGATGGGTGTACTAATCTGTTTACTGGATCAACAAATTGATCCCAAGTAATTGGACTCTTAACAGAATATGAAAGATTCTGGAAATAATCATTATTTGGAATTACTTGAATATCTTCATTCAATTTACCACTATCATCTATCCATCCATATTCTTGGCGATTTGCATAATCAACTTCAAACCTTGCTTTATTTTCAGTTAAAGATACTACAGTTGCAGAAACATTACTAGTTTCGCCTTTTATTCTCTGTCCAACCTTAAGTCTAAATGTTCCATCAACTTTAATGAAATCATCCCTTGTATCAGCAACTATTAAATCCCTAGAAAGGAATATATCATTCTCTTTAACAAGAATAGGTTCGTTTATTATAAATGATCCTCTTTCCTGAACAGATTCAAGAATTGGATAATTATTCTTATTAATAATGCTTGCATAACCAGATTGATAGGTTTTAGCAATACCTGGATTAGTTGTTAATCCTGATATACTATACTTCAATACTGCTGGATCTGAATTAACAAAATCCTCAACTTTAAAGAATCTAAACTGATAGTTTGCTGAATTATAACCATCTCCACCAGTAGCAACACCAACAGAAACATTACTCTGTGTTCCAATACCTGCTTCACCAAATAATTCAACACCTTCAACAAATACTTCATCTCCAGTTGCAAATGGAGAAACTCTAAAACCACCAATAGGTGTTTCTAATGTACAAGTGACAATTCCAGAACCACCACCCTCCATAGAGTTAATTCCAATACCATTTGAATTATTAATAGTAATAATTTTATGATTTACAGAATTTAATCCCTGAACAGGAGCAATTACCTCAACTTCAGATATAGTCTGATTTGGTACTTTTGCTAATAATGAAGTGTCATCAACAACTACATCATTCTCAGGATCATATACAATAATATCAGGAGCACTTAGATATTCATTACCACCATCAGTAACAGTTATTGAAACAATACTATCTAAGTTGTCAATTCTAACTACTGGAGAAACAAATGCTTCAGGACTTAATGTTCTATCTGAAGAATATTCATAACCAATATCAACTATCCTTACATTATTAATTCTACCAACAGAAGTTGATAATGCTACAACATTAGCATTTTTTCCATTAAGACTAACAATTGAAGAGAATTTTGGAAGTTGCTTATAATCAAATCCTTTTGAAATTACTTTAATCTCTTTTACAGGTCCAAGAACTGACTTAGATTCTGTGGCATATTCAATTGTATCGCATTGATCTTCTTTATATGATAGAAGTTCTGGAATTGATCTTGGAGAAACTTTAAATGTATCAGAAGTTATACCAAAAATCTTATAATCACCACTATATGCACTATCAACAAAATTAATTTCAGAATAATTTGGAATTGTAGTATCTGCTGTGCTGATATATCCAGATTTCTCTAATGTATAGTATAACCTAGAAGGTGTTGTTTTTGAGAATGCAAGTGATATTGTTGATTCAGTTCCAACACCAACAGTACCTACACCACTTACATTGAAATTATTATCATCTTGAGCACTAATAAATTCATTCTTGAATTGTTGATCGTAGAATACCTTTAATTCATATCCAAATAAAGAAGAATCAGAAACATTAAATGTTAACTTAGAATTCTTAATTACATCTATTTGTGGATTAATTGCAGCAATTGTGTGGTCAACAGCACCAGTAGAAGAAATACCAATTAATAATGGTGGATCTACTTGAACATCCTTTAAAGTTTTAGCTACACTAAATTCATTTCTGTTTAACTCATAAACAAAGTAAGTACTAGAAGTTGATAATCCACCAACAGAATCTGCGTGAGCATAATTGCTATCATAGAATATCTTATCTCCAGTTGAATATCCGTGGTCTTGGATTGTAATACTATTTCTTGCAGTATTAATTCCTGCAGAAGTAAATCCAACTCTATTAACTAATATGAGTTCATGCTCTTCATTGTATATCAATGATAGTGGAGCAGTACTTCCCACACCAACAACAGTGTTTGGAATTACATTTAGAGTTACTACATCACCATTTGATAAATTATGAGATTCTGTATTAGCAATTGCAATCTTTGTAGTAACCTTAGATACAATCTTGTCAATATCACCTGTAACTTGATCAAAAGTTGATTCTAAAAGGTATTCATAATCATCAGATTCATTACCTTTGAAGAATAATCCTTCACTAGTAGTTGCAGCACCAACCTGAGTAACTAAACCAACATAGTTTTGACCTTTATTAATTGC